TGCGGTTGAAGAAGACCCAGCGGTTCCATTGTTTGCGCCAGAAGGACCTCCAGCGCCACCGCCACCTGAACCGGACGAAGAAACAGAGGCGTTTACGGAATAAGTCGATGTGTAGTTCGCATACGATCCGCCGTCACTTCCATTTTTTTGGTTGCTGTAAGAAGGCCTGCCAGTACCGCCAGCTATTTCTCCAGCGTCCCCGCCATTATTTCCGGCGGTTCCTCCGTCTGCCCCATCAGACCCAGGCAAACCAGATTTTGCGTAAGTTATTCCTGTTACGATATCTGTATACCCAGCGGACTCCGCCGATCCAGACGCGGAAGACTCTTCTCCAAAAACAGTATCCTCTCCACTAGCTCCATTGGACTGACCGCCAGAGCCACAAATATAGGAGATAGTTTCTCCCGCTGAAACCTCGATTGTCTTTTGATAAACCTTTCCGGGAGATCCGGCGCTTCCTCCCGTACCACCAGTGCCCGCTTCTGTTGTGCTTCCAGTTGCCGTGATGCTAGCGTTCCCGGTTTTCGTTTGTCCAGCGGAATCAGATGTATAAATGGAAATAGTTTGTGTGTCATATTTGTCGGTTCCAAACCCACCATAAAAATCGCCTGTACCATCATTCCCATTCCCACCGGCTCCGCCGCCTCCAATCAAGACCACTACTACCTGTGTAACGCCCTCCGGGACTGTCCAGGTTCCAGAGCCTGTCAGCACTTCATGCTCATCATATGTTACTACCTGCTCGAATTTCGGCGGCACAAATCCAACCAGCAACGTTTCGTCCGCTTTCAACGTGTTGGACAGGTTGATGTCAGCGGATTCCAGACAGGCGGTGACAATTTTTTTATCATACGGATGATATACATTTATCACGTCACCTGGCATCTCATCCTTATATACTATTTTTGCGTCTATTAACTCAAAACATTTATGATAGTTCGCTAGTCTCTCTGCTGCGGCATTTGAATTAACCAGAGACACCAGCGTTTTATCCTCCACTGATTCTATATTTTCGGTCTGTGATTCGCTGATTTTCTTTTCAATAATTCTAGTGTTGTGGATATAGTTTTTGCCTGTCAGCTTCCCGCTGCCGGCAGATAAAGTAGCGTAATTTGCGCCACTTGATAAAATAGAAAATCCGGTCGCCTCTAAAGAGTGCATCGGCTCATCGAATGTAATGATATCCCCTTCCTGAACCGTGCCCTCAAACAAATCAACAGATTCGGTGCCGACAGTATATTGGTGCTCTGTTACAGAAACCGAAGTTACCTTTGCGTCCCTAGTCACACTAGCGCCCTGACCCATTCTGTCCGTCCCTTCAAAGCTCGAAACCCCGTCCCATAGCGGCTCAATTCTTACGGTTCCGTTTAGATCGGTCTTTACCGAAGCTCCAATAGCGAATAGGATTTGAACCAAATTATCACGGGCTGAACTATCTGGGGGTTTTACATAAGGTAGCCAGCCATATAGCTTAATGTCTAAAAGATTACTTTTTACACTATATGGTATTGGCCCAAATATATCTGGTAAAATCTCTTTTACTGTCTGCCCAGTATAAATACCTCCTCTGTGAATACGCTTCATCAAAAGTCCGATGGCGCTTGTTGCGTATAACTCATATTTATTTTCTGTGATCTGCTGGACTGACTGTAAGTAAAAAATACCGATTTGTTTTTTCCTATAGTAGTATGTTACTGGGTCGTCCAGCAGGAAATCCAGAATCTCTTTATTTTCCGTTTCAACAGCAACAGAGAGCGTATTAGCTTCTAAGGCGTCTGGTAAAAAGGACATGGCAAGATGAACTCCGCCAGAACTGAGACGATCATATATTGTATTTCTGTACTTTATTTTATTTCTTGCCATATGATTTCCTCTTAATCTTCTGGTTCACGTTGCGGTCCCAATGGCTGAAATGTTACCTGTAAGCCATAATATATTTTTCTCCCCGCAAACGTCCCTCTCAATTTATGGCTCCCACTAATTATCTTTGCCTTATAGGTTATAGAACTTTGACCATGCGGCATAGTAATCATGTGGTAATCTACCGGGGCGCTAATAGCTAAATAAAATGCGTCATAATCGTCATAGTATCTTGGATCAGGCTCAATATACATTGTATGGTCATAGTAGGTACCAAGCACATCTCTACTTTCTTCCCCATTGAGCAGGATCATGTTATTTTCTCCATCTTCAATTCTAAATGATTCTTCAAATGGAGAATCGCTTTTTATCCTAACCCGGTATGTCACATCATCCATGACAACACTCATTAATTGAGCCATTAAAAATCGCTCCTCATGTCGAGATTTTTACCCCAAGCCGTCTACTTTCTGCCTGTATATAAGGAAATATAAGTCTTGCAAAAGTACGACCATCCAAGGACATTGTCGCATTTTGTGTGGTGTGACCGCCTCGCAGCATTCCACTCTCCGCTACACCTTGCGCCGCCGCTCGTTTAACAAGAGAATATGGCGCAATAATTTCATCTTCCTGCGTGTTATCCCCAACTACGGCAAGGAATGGATTGTTTTTCTTTGCAACTCCGCCAGCGGAGAAGGCTGGAACATCTAGTGTGTCTGGAACTAATATTGCTCTTGGGGAAATACCCTCCGAAATAGAAATTGGACTATTTTTATTGCCAATTCCGAACACACCAGAAATGAAATTCCCAAACGCTTGTCCCAAGTCAAAGACTAGATCCCTAACAAAAGCTAGTGCATCTCCAACTTTTTCTATTACCCATCCAAGGCCCTCCATAACTGGTATGGCTATTTCAATCAAATCAGTTAAAAATGGGCCAAATGTTTCAAAAAATGTGTTCTTTAGATTGGCAACAGACTCTCCTAGTTGGCTTGTCATATCATCCAAATCTGCTTGTGCATTCCTAGCCTCTATCAGCGCCTCATTGTTTTTATAAAAACTATCTGCAGCATCTCCATATTGCTGAGAAAGAAGGCCCATCAAATATCGTGTGCGCTCAGTCGAGTTAGCAAGTTCTCCAAGTTGTTCGTTTACGCTTTCTTCACTTATCCCAACCCAGTTAAGCGCATCCGCAAGATTTCCTGTTACTTTACCTGTTTTTGCGGTTTCGTTTGCCGCCTCAATTAATCCCTCTATTGGTAGTGAATCTCCAAACGTTCCATATACTCCAGCAGCAATCTCTATCCACTTCGCAACATCTTCTTCATCGGTGGCTAATTGAGCAAGAAGTTGTGAGGCTTCCGTCGCTGTGTCTGTTTCACCTAGAATCTCATAAAATCCTCGATATGCTTCTTTGGCTACTTCTGGTCCATATCCCGCTGTCTCAAACGCTGTATTTAGTAGTCCTAAAGATTCTCGATATTCCTCTGTAGCTTCATCAAGTGTGAATAGTGTACTAACAAGTTCCAATGCCTTATCTGCTAGAAACTTAATTCCGCCAGAAGCTAAGTCCGCCGCTATACCTTTAGCTACAGTGAATCCATCTCCCATATCGGAAGTGGAGCCGTCTACGCTGTCTAAACTATCTGATAACTCATCTGCCGATTCCCCAAGTTTATTCAGTGTAGGGTCAAATTCTTCAACAGCTTTTGCGGCCATATCCGCTTTTGATTTTGTTATATCTAGTTCTAGATTAAAGTCATCTAATTGTGTTTTACTCAGTGTATCATCTAATTGTGCAGAGGCTGTTTCTAGCATTTTTACACGATTTGCAGACAGTTCTGCTCGTTCTGCTAAAAGTCGTCCCTTTTGTGCTAAGAGATCCACGTTTGTCGGGTCAAGCTTTAAAAGACGTTCAACCTCTTTCAAGTCTTTCGATACCTTATACAAACTGCGGTCAGTATCGTTAAGTGCCTTACCCAGCTTAGTGGTGTCCCCGCCGATTTCTATTGTTATCCCTTTTATCCTATTGGTTGCCATCTCTATCCACCCTAAAATTTATCAAAATCTTCCTGTGTCGCCAAAACCGGGTAGTCAAGTTCATCATTTGTAGCTTCAGCATACATATCGTAGACCATTCCAATAGTTAGCAAATCAAGATCTCTTATAGAAATTCCTAGCTGAACAGTCCGAAGCATAAATAGAGGAGTTGTCATTTTTCGATCTGTTGCCCTAGTTTTTTTTTAGCAACATCCATGGTTTCAATATTTCCCTCCCATAAAGCAAGGAGTACAGGGAAAATTTTATAGATAGAAAATGCGCCAAATTCCTCCAGCCAGTCACTAGGATTTTCTGGAACAGAGTCCTTGTCTGCGTGTTTCGCCATGATATATGCCATATTCTCAAATACGGTCATATGCGGGTACAGTGCATAATTCTGAAACACCATTGCAATATCTCTGTCGCATGACTGTA